TGACTTTTGCTTAATACTTTAATTGGTAATAAGTTAAGCCACTTATGTGCTATTTCTTCATAGCTTGCACCTACGCTATTTTTTTTACTTGGTAATTGGAAAGTGTTCATTGCTGAAACTATTACTGACTTGACTGCAAGTGCTTTCTCTTCTCTATTATGCTTGTAGGGGTTCATGTTCTTACTCCTTTAGATATACATGTATGTTCTATACTATTATGCGTGACACCAAGCGTATTACGCGAGTGACACCAAAGTTCTTTAAAAAAAAGCATATTAAAACTCCCACAAACCGTTGTCACTAGTAGTGTATTGATTGTCTTCCATTAGCTTGGCTATGTGATCATACATTTCTACAGTTGTATCAAACACTTGATCTACTTCTGCTTTGCGTATGCTGTCTGCATTGATTAGTGTGCTACCATTTCTATCTGGTGCATCTGCTTTAGCTTTTAAGCCAGTTAACACGATGCCATGTTTGCTTGTTAAAACATCCATCCATAGGCTTGCGTTGTGTATTTTCTTTGAGTTGTATTGAGGATATACATATGTGTGAAACTCTTCTAATTTCTCATTGCATATGTTAACGTGGTAATATTCACCACTTTTGTTGCTGGCCTTAACTTCGTAATTTAAAATATAATATCTCATTGTGTTTCTCCTGTTAGTGGGGAGCCTATATGACTCCCCTTTGTTTTATTTTGTTATGTTGTTTATTAGTTCTTGCATTTTAGGTGAGTTTGTTTCTTTCTCATGCCAATATTGCAATGCTAATTCTTCTAAGCTATCAGCAATAGTATAACCCATTTGGCCTTTTGCCATAGTTATGCTTTCTATAGCTTGTGATAAGCCTGATATTTCTAAAATTAGTTGTTCTGCTTGTGATTCTGTCATTGTATTCTCCGTTTGTTAAGTAAAAGTATCTCTTTTACATATGTATTTATCAAAATACGCTAAAAACCGTTAATTACACCATCTTTTCCGCATTTCTTATATACATTATACGACATTATATGTTAGTTGTCAACCTTTTAATCAGATCTATAGTGTATATAGAGCGGCGGCGTATATACATTATAACACTATTACATCTGCTTGTCAACCTTTGCATACGTATGCAAAACAAACCATAAAAAAACCCAATACAACGTTTATGCTGTATTGGGTTTAGTGTGTATAAAGTATGGGGCAGATATCTGCTAATATTTCGTATTCTCGAAAGGAGCCAGTTACAATGCAACTGTTAACCCTTATACACTTGTAAGTTAAAATAAGACATTTGATTTACAAATAAAACTGTAACATTTTTGGAGAAAATATCATGGTGTCTTGTTTGTTCTTAACTACAATAGTATTTAGTATAAACGAGTTATTGTTATTTGTCAACCTTTAAGTTGGAACTATTACATTTTGATTAGCGTCATCACCTTTAGCCATACGTTCTTTGTATTTTCTTTTGTGGTAATGCACGTTAGGAACTGTGCATCCCAACAGCCTACCAATGCTTGAAAGTGTTTCACCAGTGTCTAGTAAACGCATAATCTCATCTTGTAGTTGTTCACTGTTTTGCATTCCTTCAATTGTTCCAAATCTAGTAAAGCCGTTTTGTCCAGCTTGTGCTAGCAATTTACCTGCTCCATTGAACTTAGAACGAATTACTGCTCTGGGTGCTGAATTATGTAGTGCTAACCAGTCATTGATATCTGGTTCACTTGTTGCAACACCTATACAATTTTTGTAGAATCTATAGCAAACGTAGTCTCCAGGGCAATGTTCAAATAGTTTTTTTACTATGACAAAGTGAACTAATTTCTTATATTTCTCTATTGGAAGTGCTCTATTAAAGCTGCCTTTAAGGCGTGTTAAAGAGGTGGACTGTGGGTTTTGGGGCATTGGGTTATCCTTGTAATTTAGACGCTATATATAGCCCTTGTTGAGCGTCTAAGACGCCTAACTTGACTACATGTTGTTAGTAAGTTCCGCCATCTACAAGGGTAACTGTAATGGTGTCATTGATCCATTTTCCTGTAGCTGCATTATACTGTAAACTTTGCCCATTTTGGACACTTGTTATTGTTACATCACTCAAATCACCCAGTGTAGTAACAGCACCTGTGCTGGTGTTTACCCACTGACTCTGACTTGAATCATATTTTAAAATTTGATTATTTTGAACATTTGTTACAGTTACGTCACTTAATTTGTCTAAGTTAATTGAACCCTGAACGTCAGCGCCCTCAGCAGCATAGTGTGATTGTGTTCCAGTGTTTAATGATATCTGTGCCATGTTATAACTCCAATGCTGAATTGTATGTAGTTGCTGCAATCTCTACTGTATTGTCTTCTGTTAATGTTAGTTCTTGCACTCTAAAGAATTGTTGTGTTTCACCTGCAGCTAGTCCCCAACCAAACTCTGTGTGTCTTACTTCTATAATATCACCAGCACGTAATAATAATGCTTGGTGTGAAGCTGTAAATCCTAGTGTAAATTCATTTCTACTTATGTCTACTTGTTGTGTAATTAATGCTAATACTTGTGCTTGATCTGTAATCATAGTATAGTCTTCTGTTGATTCTAATATACTACCATTGTCTTCTACTGCATAAGCAGCATTGTTGTATATAACTATATCGTCATTAAACTTTGTAGTTGGGTTATTAAATATGCCTGTTGCTTTGTTTAGCTTACGTGTTTTGCTTGGTAAACTTAAATTTATTTTACCAACAATATTATCTTCAGTAAAAATTGCTGTAGAAGGAAGATTTAGTTGTTCATCCTTCTTTTTAATACGCATTTGATACTTACCATCTACAAACAAACACATGCCGTTACATGTTTCCATGATCTCACCTACGTTGTCAAACAATTGTTTTTCTGTTTGTAAGTAACCATTGATGTTGTAGCCTAATGTGCCTCTTGCAGCTTGAGCGTCTAACTTTGCTTGTTGAAAGCTAGCTAAGTCTATGTTTAGTCCTGCTAAGTAGTTTCCGTCTGCATCTCTGTCTAAGCCTTTTCCATATACATCACTAATTAAATAATCATACAATACATCTGCAGGGCTTTGATCTATACCTACATCGTAGTTGCCTCCGTTTAGTGTAGCATCTGTATCACCATTTACTAGTGTATTAACAGCTAATATGTTTTTACCTTGTAATGTAAATGTAATTGTTGGTAATTGACCTGAATACTTTTCACCATCTGCTTCTAATTGAATTGCAAAATAACTTACACCTTGTAGTTTGTGTCCTGTTGTCCATACACTACTGCCAACGCTTGTTTGCATTGCTGTATCTACTGTTTGTGTTACAGTGCCTGGATACCAATTACATATAATAGTTGGTGCATATTTGCTGATATAGTTAGCTAATGTAAAACCACCACTGCTGTTTGCTGTTTTAGTTCCACCATTTGCATCATCCCATACTATAGTATCATTAAAGAATACTTGTTTTACAGTTCCAATCTCACCTTCGCACATTGCAATTACCATATTAAATTTTGTAGTTGCTGTTAGGTCTCCAGCTCCGTTACTACTTTCAACAAATACTCTAGTTCCGCCTATGCGTTGGCGTCCATATAATACATATATGGGATCATTGTTTGATTGTTTGTTAACTAGAACATTACTACGTGCAGCACGTGCTTGCTTTTCAGCTCTCTTTTGTGCTTTACGTTGTTGGTTATAACTGTAAAGACTAATTACTAGTTTGATAATAAATTTTGTTACTGGATCAAGACCCATTTGTATGTCTCCATATTGAGTAGTTGCCCATTGGAACATCTAGTTCATGACGTGTCATGCGTTGTGCATTGTCACTTATGCTCCATGCAGTGTTCATGCATATAATATAACTACTTGGAAAGTATCTTCCTTCTACCATTACTATGTCTCCAGTTTGGGGTGCTTCAACTTGAGTGTAGCCATGATCGGTAAACCAACCCTGCCATTTTTCTAATGGAAAAAACTTTTTAGCAAAGCGTATTGCACTCTTTATGTCATTGTATTTATTGTATACAAGACTACGTTCATCTGTGCCAAAGCGTTTGTCATGCCATTCTAAAAAGAATGTAGCACAATCATTCTTGCCACGGACCCATGCTTCTGATTGTTTAGTGCTTAGCCAAAGACCAAGTGTTTGTTGGAGTTCTTTATTCATTATCCAGCTTCTTTCCACTGAACTTCTTTTTGCACTTCTTTAGCAAAGCTAAATCCACTGTCTGTTGGATGTATATCTTTTTGGCTGTTATCATTGGTGTATCTTGTGCTTACTCTGTCAAAGTCTGTCCAGTGTGATGCTGTTTCAATTGCGGCTGTTGTGCTCTCGCCTTGTTCTGATAATGCAGCACTAATGTTAGCAATGTAACCCTGATATAATATAACAGTGTGGGCTACTTTGAATTCTTCCATAAAGCTTCTTTTAATTGTTACAGGCTTATCAATGTATTGTAATTCTTGTATAGTTTTTAATACACTTTTTGATGTTCCTGGTAAGTCAACAATACCTGCTAATTGTATTTCTAGTTTTTCAATACTAAAGTTTGCGTTATCAACAAAGTCACTCATTTGCAACAAGCCACCTGCGGCTTGATATGTATCTCCATCAATAGTTAAGTTGTATGGTGCTTGTGTTAAGAAATAATTGTGTGTTGCATCAATGTTTATTTCTACACTATCAAAGTATTGTATACTTGGTCTCGCTACTATCTGGGCTAATGTTGCCATGTTATACGCTACCCCATTGATCAAGATCAAACGCTACACTTACGTAGTAGAAGTCTTGGTTATCTGTCTCCCAACTAAAGTTGTCATCACTTAATGTAACTACTGCATGGAATGGATCTTTGTATATTATGTTACCTGTATTAATAGCACTTCTAGCTGGCCACGGTGTTCTAAATTTAGCTTCACCAAACACGTTTGCGGCTGTTCCACTTAGTGATGTGTGTAAATTACCATTTTGATTTTCACCATCAATAAACACTTCACCTTGTATAAACGCATTTGCTTCATCACTTGCAAATCCTTCAACAAGCCATAATACATCACCTGGGACTATGTCTGTTACTATTCTTGGAGTTGTAGTAGTGTTTTGTCCACTGTTATATGTAGCTCCCCATAGTATTCTATCATTATTTTTAGATCTTAAATCAAAGAAGAATGGTGTGCTTTGTCCATGTGCGGCTTGTGCAATAGCATGGAATATTTTAAAGTCATCTATTTTCATTGGTGGATAAACAACATCCAATGTCCATTTTGTATGTCCTGCACTTCGTGTATACTTAATACCACTTTGGCTTTTGTTTACTATAGTTGGTGAACTATAATTAACTTCTGCACTCATTGGTGATACGTGACGTGGCCATTGTTTTGCTGGATTTACTGAATATGTATTAGTTGCCCATTGATCTTCTGTATCCCATACATCCTGTGCTTCAGCAGGTGTTACTACTGGTGGAACATATGTGTTTGGTGCGGAACTTAATTTAAATAAACGTGGACTTGTGGCAACATCAAATATTCCACGATCTGCTGAACTAGCACCTGAAAAATCAATTGTGCTTACACGTCCATTAACATCTAAAGTAATAGCACCGTTTGTTGGTTTTGTTTCAGTAGCATTAAGTGCTGTTGCTGTTACTGCTCCTGCTAACCAACCTGCATCATTGTCCCAAACTGCGCCTGGTTGTGTAGCGTTGTTTGTATCTTGAAATTGAAATTGTTCAGCGCCTGGTAATATTACTGTTGCTTCATTTATTTCAAATTTGCCTTGTAATCCATTTTCTATTAGTGTTGCGCCTGCGTCTGTTGTAACACCACCATAACTTGGACTTATTCCTGATGCTGGCATTCCAGTTTCAATAAACTCAATCTTAATCTCTACATCAACTGGATTGGTTCCTGTAATACGGAAGTCTTGTGCATCTTGTCCAACGCCTCTTTGGTCATAAAAGCTAAATTCAGCTGCTGCTCCGTTGTATTTCCAATAAAATTCATAATCATAACTTGGGTTATTTTCTGGAATAGTATCATCAGCATTTATTTTACCAGCAAATGTTCCACTAGTTACGGTAGCATATATTCTACACCAACCATCAGCATAATTACCTGTCCAACCTGCAGCAGTGCCTTCAACGGCTATTAAATTATCAATTTGTGATTGTGTCATACCCCAGTCACTAATCATAGTAGCGGCTGTTATATTTTGTAATACATAATCACCTGTGGCAGTATAGGTAAATTGTGCTGCTTCAACATATTTTTCTTCTACTGTAGCTCGTGTTGTTTTAGCACTATTAGTAAATGCTTCAATTGTAAATTCTGTTCCTGACATTAATGTTTGGTAGAATGGTGTAAGAGCGTTTAATGTTCCACTGTTAGCACTATTATATACTGACAAATTCATCAGTGCATCTGTGTCACTAATATATTGTAAGTTTGGCCAACTAGAAAAAGATTTGACAATACTTCCTTGAACTCCACCAAAATCACGTCTAATGGATTTAGGTAAAATACTATTATTTGGATTTACTTTGTTGTTGTATATTGTTTGATTCAAAAAGTCTATATCAAACTCTGTGCCTGCAGCATTCTCTGCTAAGTAAAAATTGTTAGTGTCAATTGG